ACGATGGAAATCAACGTCTTGGATATATTATCAGTCGTAGATTTTCATGCAATACTCAACAAATCTAATACAATATTAGATAAACTCCTCTACTTCTTAACTATCGTTAGACATGGCCGCCGCAATACTTCCAGTTTCTCGTAACATGCCTGTCAGAGAAAGGACAGTGGCAGGAAGTGTAACAGCGCCACCAGTTCAGTATCCAAGCACCTGGTTCCAAGCCCATGCCGGACAAAAAGTTTCAATAACTATTTATCAAAATACTAATGCACGACAAGCTTTCTCCAGAATTACTCAACTCAGAAACAACGGACAATGGGATGATAAATTGATCGCTACTTTCATGAAAGGTGTCTTGGATGAAAATGCTGAATGGTTCCAAAGCCCTCCCCTCATTGAGGACTGGATTGTAAATGAAGCAGTCATCGGAAGAGTAGATGACGTAGTTGCACCCACTGCACTTGCACAGTGGGAAGAGGTTGAAAGGCCTCAAAACATGGATCCAGTACCCAATGAGGAAGGAGAACTGGGGACTCGGAGGTCATTTTTCTTGGCATTAATCACCATCTACAGGCAAGTACTGACAAGAACCATCAATGTGGACTACGGCCAAGAAGTGAGCAGAAGGATAATAGATAATTTCAAAGAACAACCTTTAGGTATGTCACAGGATGACATAAATGAAATCCAGGGGTATGAATCAAAAGAAAGGCTAACTACAAATTATGTGAAAATCTTATGCATCCTTGATATGTTCTTCAATAAGTTTCAGACCCATGACAAAAGCACCATCAGGATAGCTACTTTACCAACAAGATATAGAGGATGTGCTGCATTCACTTCATACGGAGAACTAGCAATAAGATTGGGAATTGAACCCATAAAGCTGCCCAGTTTGATTCTTACAGTAGCAGTGGCCAAAGATTTCGATAAGATCAATGTCAATGGAGAGCAAGCAGAGCAATTAGATGGATATTTTCCATATCAATTAGAGTTGGGATTAGTTAAAAAGAGTGCTTATTCAGCAGGAAATTGTCCATCTTTATACTTATGGATGCACACCATAGGAACAATGCTCCATCAACAAAGATCTTATCGAGCCAATGTTCCCAAAAATGTACCAGACCAAATGGGAACAATAAATTCTGCAATTGCTGTTGCCATGCAGTTTGTTGCTGGGGGAGAGTTCAGTATGCAATTTGTAGGGGATGCACGAGTTCAAGAAGCCATGAGAGAAATGCAAACAGCAGAAGCTGAATTGAATGAGTTAAGAATGGCTCAGGCAAGAGAAATGAGAGCTGCAGCAAGAGGAGATGAAGATGAAGAAGGCTCTGAAGATGGACTTGATGATGAAAATGATGGAGAAGGGGATGATGAGTTACCAGCTGAAATTGAACAAAATCCTGAATATTTAAATAGAGTCAACAGGATCAGAGAATTACAAGAAAACCTCCAACAATACAACGCAACAGTACAACAGCACACTAATGCGGTAGAAAAAGCCGCACTCAGAGCACTCGCTTATCTTCAAGAAAATGGAGGAATTGCAGATAAGGACAAGAGAGACTTGGGTATAAGATTCAGGAGGTTTGCTGATGAAGCGGAAGGTAGAGTCGGTAAATTATTAGCCAGTTTGTTCCCTGCCCCGAGATAAATATTCTTTCAGGTATCATTTTCTTATTTTTAAAATATTTTATCCAGATTTTAATTTCTTTATCTACTGTATTATTTTATTCAAATATGTTTTCAATTAATTTTTTCTTCTTTATATGTTATATTCTATACATATGTTAATGTTCATGAAAAAAACAACAAATCTCATAAGATACTCGTTTAAAGAAATGGCTTATTCAACTGGTTTGATTAAAGGTGAAGTGTCCCAAGGATTGTCTAATGCATTTAAAGATGCAGGAATACATCAAATAGAATTAAATAAAGAATATGACAATTTATCAATTTTGGGGGCCAACATGAGTGCATTGAATAAAATGTTTGACACAGAAGATGAAGGGTTATCTGATACTAATACTAACTCATCAAAAAACTCTATTTTACAAGCGAGTGATATGTTCATAGGAAATGATGAATATGAATCAGATGACTCTCATCATTTTCTAAGCTCACCTAGTCCAGATAAAGGAAGCAGTGAAGAAGGAAGCAACCTCCAAGAATTCAATTTTCAGATACCTAGAAACAAGGTTGGAAAAGAAAAGGCATACAGGAGGGGAGTCATTGATGTATTGGATTTTCTACAGAGACACAGATTTATAGAAGAATTCCGTATGGAAGGACTTAATGAGGATATAGTCTGTATCATCCCTACAAGAGGAATGATCCCCACAAAAACACCCCCTACCCTGGATGACAAAATTCATCTTGCTAACGATCAGTCAATAGAAAAAGAAGAAATCCTCCAAAAAGACAAGACATCAAAACCAAACAAAGGAATCAAACAGCCAAACAAGCAAGAGGCACAACCAGTCTCTGAATCTCAAACAGGAATGAAGGAAGACAAAAAAGAACAAAAGCCAAAGCAAAACCAAATTCCCATTAAAAACAAACAGGAAAATGAAGACTCAAAAGAAGTTGCTAAGACCAACAAAGATAAAGAAAATAAAGTCAGCAAAGGAAGTATGTCAAAGAATGACAAACTAAAAGAAGGCAATATAACTGTTCCAAAACAGGGATTTGAAAAGAAGAAAACAAAACAAATAAATGAAGAAGGCCACAAATCATTTGATTATGCTAATACATATGGGACAAAAGTCACTGTGAAAACTATAAGGTATTGTAAGACATGCAATCCTAATACTAGAAAAAATGCTACAGTATATCTTGACCATCTTTATGAACGCCACAGTCATGAGGTTGCTTTGATTAAAAGCTTGGCTTACCCTCTTTAATTTTATTTAAGGTTGAATTAAATTAACTAATTAGATACTTTCTTAATACATGAAAAAAACAACAAATCTAATAAATTACATTGAAACAAAGATGTCTGGTGTGATGAGTATATTTAAAAGGAAGGACAAGAAAGGGAATGAGGGTTCCAAAGCCCTAGCCATACCAGATGAAAAATCAGTAGTCCCATCTGCACCTCCAGACATCTCAGCTATGGATTATGGGAGGTTTGGTTTATTAGGGAGGCAAACTCTATTAGAAGAAGATGAGGAAGAATCTAGATGCATCACTATTATAGATCTAGAAGTCGATCTACAGATAGAGGTGTTATCTAATAGAGAAACTCGACTTGTAATAGACTTGATTGCTCCTTTGTGTAATCTTCAAACTGATTACATTGGAAAAGAGAACACAAAAGCAATTTGGATAGGATTAACTGTAGTAGCAGCTTTTGGAGTGAAAAGAACCATTAAGACAAAAAATCATCATGTATATAAAGGGTGTGTCTCCAGTGGACTTAGGCTTTTAATAGACTCAGAAAAACAATTTGAGCTAGATAAGAGGAATAAATGGTCTCAGCATCTCAGTTATCTCACCAATGGTGTAAAAACAGAGTGGGCCATAAGAGGGGAGATGATCAGGACAAGAGTACCTTACCTTCCTCAGCCAGGAAGTGAGGATGTGCTTATGTTTTTAGCAGGGATGGGAATAAGTTGTTATTCAAATCCAGATGGTCATTTAGTCCTCAAAGTTTGAAAAATAACAAAATTCTTTAGAGATCATATTCAGTATTTATACCTTAGTAATATTGTGGCTCAGATTTAATGATGGGAGTGCCTAAAGTATTTCAATTTTGGGTTAGAATCAGGACATGAAAAAAACAACAAATCTAATTAACTATCATTTAGTACTTAGAACGAACTTATCTTCTGTTGAATCATGATTTCGAATATGTTTTTCTTGTTTCAACTCTCATTATTTCTACAGTTTATAGCAGGAGATGAGTCATTAGAAACAATAACAGCCCCTGAAACTCCTGACCCTATACTCTTAAAAGGAGATACAAAATATCTGTTCTTAGTCCCTTCTTCTGTCAAAAATTGGAAACCAGCTGACCTGAATGAATTAACATGCCCCCCCCTAATCTCGAAACCAGATACTTCTGAAATGACTTATTTTTCCACAGATGTGATGGAGTTACAAAAACATCATGAATTGGCACCAGTAGAAGGGTATTTATGTTCGGGTTTGCGTTACAAAGTAATATGTTCTGAAGGATTTTTTGGACAAAAAACAATAGCAAAAAAGATTGAGAACATTGAACCTGATAGTAAACAATGCCTTGATGACTTGTCAAAATTTAAGAATGATGATTACCTACTCCCATATTTCCCTTCTGAAGATTGTAATTGGATGAAAGAGACTCCCACCCATAAAGATTTTATAGTTTTTCAAAAACATTTTGTTAAATATGACCCATACAATAATGGTTTTTATGATCCTTTACTTAAAAAAGACTACTGTGATACTCAAGTCTGTGAGACAGAACATGATCAAACTATTTGGATAACAGAAAAGAGTATTGAAAATGAATGCATCTTCAATTATCCGATTAAAAAGCATATATTCCATACAGCTGACTTTGGGAAAATGATAATAGATTACGAATTAAATCAATGGACTTCAGTGGAAGATGGGTGTTTAATTAACTATTGTGGAAGAGAGGGAATAAGGTTATCTAATGGGATGTTCTTTGTAGGTAAGTTCTATAAAAATCTCAATAATTTACAGACCTGTAGTGCTGGAACAAAGGTCAGTTACAAGCCTTTAACCTCCAAGCTGGAAGAAATTGAAAATGAAATCATTCTAGATCAGGAAAGATTATTATGTCTTGATTCAATTAGGCAAATGACAGCAACAAAAAAATTATCATTTTATTCTTTATCCTTTCTAGAACCAAAATCTTCTAGTAGGCACAAGGTCTTTAGAATTCATAATAAAACACTAGAATATACCGAAACCGAATGGCATCCAATCATGTCGTTTAATTTTGATGAACCAAACAAAATTGGAATTGACAAGAATGGTAAATCAGTTTATTGGAATGAATGGGTTCCTAGTGGAATATCTGGGCTGTTATCAGGGTTCAATGGAGTCTACAAAAAAGAAAATGAAACTAAAGTAACTATTGCCCGATTAGAAACAATAAAAGAAGATTATGATAGGGAGATGATGATAGATCACGAGTTGGTAGAGGTAGAACATCCTAAAATTGTACACTTAAAAAGAGAGAACATCACAGGATCTAGAGTCGAAATTGTTAATAAAGAACATTCTGATGTGAGTGGTTGGCTGTCATCAGTATTGAGTAGTTTTTGGGGAAAAATCATGATGACAATAATAAGTATAATCTTAATCGTAATAATAGGATTAGTTTTAATAAACTGCTGCCCAATTATATGCAAATCATGTATTAAACGTTATAAAACAAAGGAAGAATCCCGCAATAGACATAGATTGGATAGAGAAGATAACGGTAGATTGAGGAGGCAACATCGAGTTATTTTTAACAATCAATCCAATGATGAAGAAAATGCCATTGAAATGGTAGAATATACTGACACTCCCAGGCCATTGCGACCGATTCCTGATGCCACAACATCAGACACTGAGTCAAGATCCCCCACAACAGCCCATAGTTTTTTCAACCGTTAAAAAGGTAGGTTATATTATACTTTTCTCTATACCTCTAATAGTCATCATCGTGTTTTTTGTGTTATTAGATAGAAAACATCTCAAATATATACCTTTAAAGGCATGGAACACTTCAATAATTACAATTAAAGAACCTTATTAAAATTAAAAAGTTTTCTTTAAAATAATTCTCCTAATTGATTTTAATTTCATGAAAAAAACATTAACAAATCTAAGTATCACTCAAATTAGGGTATGCTTGGTGTGTTAAAATGGATTTCTCTTATGAACAATTGCTGGATCCTATAGATGTCTTAGAAGAAGAATTATATGAATTTGATTTCGAATATGATGATTACACTGATGATGATCAGACACCCTTACCCAATATTAAGTACAAAAACCTAGAAGGTAAAGACTATAATTTAAACTCACCTCTCATCAGCGATGTGATCGATTCAGGAAGAGAATACATAATTAATTCTAAAAAGTACTTTTCTCATGAAAGAACAAATCCGGAGTTGGAACAATTTAGTAAAGCTCTAATGGCTATTGGGTTTTCTAGATTTGATTTACGAAAATCATCAGAACATCATAGGTACATGAGTTCATATATATATGGAAATGAGAAAAAACATATGAAAATCGAAATAATACCCAGATGGAAAGAAGTCTTAGAACTGACTCGCAATCCTGTAGAAGTAACCTCTCATAAGATATTGGGATCAAAATCACAATCTGATCAAGAAGGATATATAAATAGATTGCGATATATTACAGTAGATGGACCTCATGCAAGAAAAACAAGATTACACCAAGAATGGGAAAAATTCTCAACATTACATTATATAACGTATATTATGAATTCAAAAGCCTTTAGTGACAACAAAAATTGGGTGAGGGAAGTCTTTGAGACCATAGAAACTAGTGAAGTTGACCCTGAAATAATTACAATAATTGGAACAGGTTTATCAAAGAAAGAAGTATCCTGGATTATATCTGAGAACTTTGCATTAAATGTTAGAACAGGTTTATTTGTCTCCAAAGATTTCTTGCTGATGATTAAAGATGTCACCTTAGCTAGATGTATGAGCAAACTGAGTATGATTAACAGAAAGTCTCCCAACACAACTTATGATATGATAAAATTTTTGGATAGTCTATATGAAAGTGGTGACAAAATATTGACAAGACATGGAAATTTAGCTTACAAGCATATCAAGTTATTGGAGGCAGCTTGTCTAGAGAGATGGAATCAATTAGGGCACAAATTTCGACCATTGATACCAATCTCTTCAAGCATGAGTGATCATCTTAGAACTCAATTAGAAGAAAATCAAGATCTCTATATGGTGAGTAGGGAATTCTTCGATTTGATTGGAAAGATTGAAGATCCTTGGGTCGTTGCTCAAGCGTATGGAACATTCAGGCATTGGGGACATCCATACATTGATTATTTAAATGGTCTAAAAGATCTAGAAAAAAGAGTAAATGAAAATATCAAAATTGATAAAAATTATGCAGAAAAATTGGCTAGCGATCTTGCGTTTATAGTTCTAAAAGACCAATTTGGAAAACATAAAAGATGGTTTGCTAAACCTAATAAAGAATTGGATGAAAATAATCCCATGCGAAAATGCATAGAAAACAATGTGTGGCCTAACACTAAAGTTATTTTAGACTTCGGAGACAATTGGCATAAATTAGAATTATTACCATGTTTTGAAATCCCTGATGCAATAGACCTTTCTGACCTATATAGTGATAAAGCTCATTCCATGCAATACAGTGAAGTATTAAATTATGTAAAATACAAAAAATCCAAAAAGAATATCCCTGCCTTACGTGTTATCGGGACATTATTAGAAAAGGAAAATCCAAATATAAAAGAATTTTTACAAAAAATAAACGATGAAGGTTTAGATGATGATGATCTGATAATAGGGCTGAAAGCCAAAGAAAGAGAACTGAAAGATAAAGGAAGATTTTTCTCTCTTATGAGTTGGAATATTAGGTTATATTTTGTGATTACAGAATATTTAATTAAATTACATTTTGTACCATTGTTTTCTGGCTTAACAGTAGCGGATGACTTAAATACTGTCACAAAAAAATTATTAAGTGCTACAGAAGGACAAGGTCTAGATGACTATGAAAGGGTCTACATAGCAAATAGTTTAGATTATGAAAAATGGAACAACAGGCAGCGTTATGAATCTAATGAACCAGTATTCACAGTAATGGGGAAATTTTTAGGTTATCCAAACTTAATATCGTATACTCATAAGATTTTTGAAAGATCATTTATCTATTATAACGGAAGACTAGACTTAATGGGAGTAGATGGTTACCATATTTATAATTTATTTGATGATAAAATGGTCTGTTGGCATGGTCAATTGGGAGGATTTGAAGGTGTAAGACAAAAGGGCTGGAGTGTTTTAAATTACTTAATTTTGCGAAGAGAAGCTGCAACACGAAATACTGCACCGAAATTTTTAGCCCAAGGAGACAATCAAATTGTCATTACTCAGTATACATTGACCAGTAAAAGCACTCAAGCTATAATTGAACGAGAATTGAGGAATATTTGGGAAAACAATGCTCATATAATGCATAGGATACAACAAGCGACAAGTCGAATTGGATTAGTCATAAATAATGATGAAGTGTTAACTTCCGCAGAGTTATTGGTTTACGGTAAAATACCAGTATTTCGAGGGAAATTGTTACCTTTAGAAACAAAAAGATGGTCTAGAGTCAGTACCGTGACAAATGAACAGATACCATCCTTTTCTAATTCATTGGCTAGTAGTACAACTACTGCTTTGGCGGTTAATCAACACTCAGAAAATCCTATCGAGGTTATATCTCAACATCATTTCTTTAGTTCTTTTGCTGGCACATTAGTAACATTTGTTAATCCTATCTTAGGTTTTGATCCGATTAAATATTCTCAATTGTCAGAGAGAAATAAGAAGTTATTCTTATTAAGGCTTATTTACAAAGATCCAAGTGTTGGGGGAGTTTGTGGAACTAATTTATTAAGGTTTTTTATATCAAGATTTCCTGATCCTTTGACAGAGACATTGACATGGTGGAAAATATTGGTTGAGAATTCTAAAGATAAAGAGGTTGTTAAAATTGCGCTAGAATGTGGAAATCCTAAGTTTGGAGGGATTAATGATAAGACATTAGCTATGTTACTCGAAGACCCTATGTCACTAAATATACCAGGAGGACTCTCAAGTGACACGATGATAAAAAACAAAATTTATGAAGGTCTTATTCATCAAATGGGGCTTAAATTGATCAAAAATGAATTGGTTGTAGAATCTCTAACCTTCTATAATGATTACAAAGCACAATTTGTAAGATGGTTATTCTCCATAAGACCAATTTTCCCACGATTCATTAGTGAATTTTATACATCTACTTATTTTTATATAACAGAAAGTGTCCTTGCCATATTTCAAAATTCTAGAACCATTAGAAAAGTTTTCTCAAAAAGATTTCCGAAAGAGGTTTATCTCACGATAGTTAAAGGAGAACAAATGTCTATAGATAGCTTATTGACAACCAAAAGAGGGATTGTTAGGGAGGCTATTTGGAAATGTTCAGCAACGAAAGCAGATGAAATGAGAAAACTATCATGGGGTAGAGATATGGTTGGAATAACAACACCTCATCCAGCTGAATTCACACAAGAATTATTATGTTCAGACGGGTGTTCAGAACCTCACATTGTAGCCAAAAAGGTTATTTACTCTGATAGAAAATTATGGACTAAGGGTAAGATGATGCCTTACCTTGGTACTAAAACCAAAGAGTCCACAAGTATACTTCAACCATGGGAAAAAAGATTAGAGATTCCATTATTGAGGAAAGCATGTGATTTAAGAAAAGCCATTAGGTGGTTTGTAGAAGATAATTCAAACTTAGCAAAATCCATTTATAAAAATTTAGAAAGTATGACAGGAATTGATTTAAGAGAAGAACTTCGAAACTATAAAAGAACTGGTAGTAGCAAACATAGATTAAGAAACTCGAGAGTCTCCAATGAAGGTAATCCCGCCATAGGTTATAATAACCTAACGTATGTCACAGTAACAACTGATAGTTTAGGAAATATTAATTCCGAAAATTATGATTTCATGTATCAATCTATCTTATGCTGGTGTGGTGTATTATCGTCCCTAGCAACCAATCGATATCGAGACCATGAGACTACTCATTTTCATCTTAAATGTAATGATTGCTTCAGATTGGTTAAAGAGGAAATATTAGAGGCTCCTTCAGTTTACCCATTTCCTAATGTAAGATCCTCTGTAAGGAGAATGCTTACACAGGATATTAAATTAAAATATCTGCCACGAATTTCTGCCCCTGATGAAAACACCTGGGATACTCTGGATGTTGATCAAAAAAGTTGGCATATTGGGAGAGCTCAAGGGTTTTTGTGGGGATTAAATGTATTTACCAAAACCACTAAAGAGGTTGAGGGTGACATTTTCCCAACTTCCATAACGAAAAAAGTCGAACCAGAAAATTACATGGATGGTTTACACAGAGGGTTTTGTTTAGGAGCTACTCTCTCCCCCATGTACACAAGATATGGATCACTCAGCAGGATGGCTAGAAGAAAATTCGAAGGAGCATACTGGGAAATCGTAGATGAAGCAATGAAAACTAATCTACCAAATATGATTGATCACAAAAATTTCAAACCTTTCCTGAGAAGGACAGGAGGTGATCTAATTAAATCTTATCCTGCACGAAAGGAAGAGTTGGTACTTGTTTTAAAGAAATGGTTCTTACATAAAATGGTCTCTGAAAGAAAAAACAATTCCATATGGGAAAGTAAAAGAGTAATTGCCTTTGCTGACATGGACACTGAATTTGTATTGTGTCTCTTCAGATTAGCGGAAAGCATACTGAATTGTTATCAAAATGAAGCTTTATCTGCTGGTCAGGCTAGGGTCTTAGGGAATGCAAAAGAGACAATAGATCTGATCTCAAAATACAATAACTCAAACATTAATGCAGATGAGATTGAGCGATTGCAGCAGATATTGATGGCTTCTGACCTGAAAGATCATGAAGTTGTAGATTCACAAGCTAGGCATGCTGCTTCTGACTTACCTGAATTGGCAAAATCAGAAAATTACAATGAAGTGATTAAATATGTAGAATTTAGAGGTTATGGTGGTAAAACCATAAGATTAGAATATCAACCTAGTGATTTGATAGACTGGAAGGGAGGAATGGTTCAAGACCTACAAGTACCTAGATTGAAGAACCCTTTAATTTCTGGAGTCAGAGTAGTGCAATATAGCACAGGAGCTCATTATAAATATAAAGATATAGAAAGAGAATTTCAAATTGCTGGTGATGGTATATTCGCTGGTGATGGTTCTGGTGGTATGGGTGCAAACCATCTGAGATTACATAAATCAGCCCGCGTTATATTTAACTCTAAATTAGAGTTAGAAGGAGAATCTTTAAAAGGGTTAGCCCCTGCAGGACCTGGAGCTTACACGGTCTCAGGTGAAGATGTTGTGGAAAGATGTGTCAATTACACAACTTGCTGGGAAGAAGCTTCTGATCTGAGTGACGAAAAAACTTGGAAGAATTTTTTTAGGCTCATAAAAGAGTACTCATTAGATATAGAAGTGTTTTGCTGTGATGCTGAAGTCCAAGACCCATATATCACAAACAAAATTGAATCTAATATATTGAAATACATATCTTTGATCCTTAATAAAAGAACTGGAACTTTAATTTACAAAACTTATTTCAATAGATTATTGGATCCCAATACTATAACCCACTTTTTGGGAATGTTTTTCCATAGATGTTACGGATTTCTCCCTACTACTCAAGGATCCTTTACCTCTGAAATTTACATTGTCTGTCAATATCCAAAGACACTTGACTCTACAAGCAAAACAGAGTTAACCTATACTAGTTTATTTAATATTTATCAGAACATAAGAGTGATGGAAACTTATCAAAATGAATTTGATAGAGCATGTAGTTTATTGTTTTCTGATATGACGGAAGGTCTTATTGATAAAACACCATTTTTAGATCCTGAAGAATTGGCTATTTTCCTGACAACAGTGGGATTGGATACGGGGTGGGCTTTACTAATAGCAGAACAATTACAGATATCTTGCTCAAACAAATTACATCCAATAATCATATTATGGATTTTAGGCTTTATAATTTCCAGACACTTAGTGAGTATAACATCTTGGTTTCGTAGAGGAACAAAATTCCCTCCTTCTATCCAGTTGCAAAAAATGTTAGCTGCTCTATTTGGAATCTGGTATGGAGTCTCTTATATTATGAATGATGCAGAGAGTTACTCAAGGATTTCTGTATTGTACAATCAAGAGATTTATTTCTCATTAGGCTTGACTAATATGGTATATAGGAAAAAAGATGACATGGAATTGGGTCAATTTTCAACTTGGAAGATAGGACCTGGTGATAATAGTAAACTCATAGATATAGGTCCCAAAGCGGGTATAACTCAGACAATGATAAGAGCTATTGTAGTCTTGTATAAAGGAGAACATATAACTTCTATTGTGACTAAGGAAGATAAAGTAGAAGGAGATAGAATTTTAAGCTTATTTGGAAAAGGATTGAATCTTAAAACTTTAATGGAGCGAACAGGAATAAATTATTTGCAAATAGGGGAAAGAAATCCTCAAGAAATTCCATATACGTTAGAGGAAGAAGTATTGGAAGAAGTGGTAGAAGAAAATACAGGAGAATTTGATCAATCATAAACAGATAAAGGAAATGAAATAAAATAAAATATATATTGAAATAATAAAGCTTAAAGAACAAGATCTTGAAATTGTGAACTACTAAGTATCTAAAACCAGACTGTCCAAAATCTTTTAAAAAGTTAATAAATAAATGCAATTATAAATTAATAATTTAATAAATAAAAACTCAACAATTCAAGAACTTGAAAAAAACTAATAACTATCAGATGGTTAAATTGTATACTACTTTGATTTCCATCGT